AAATAAAATAAAAAACTAAATAAAAATGGAAAAAATTAACCTATCAACTACTCAAAGCATTACTACAACGTATGCTGGTGAGTTCGCTGGAAAATATATCGCTGCGGCTTTGTTAAGCGCTCCAACCTTGGAAAAAGGCGGTATTACTATTATGCCGAATGTGAAATATAAGCAGGTAATTAAGCGTGTCAGTACAGATGACATCATCAAAAATGCGACGTGCGATTTTGACCCTACTTCTACAGTTACGTTAACTGAAAGAATTCTACAACCTGAATCTTTTCAAGTTAACTTACAATTATGTAAAAGTGATTTTAGACAAGACTGGGATGCAATTCAAATGGGATATTCTGCATTCGATGTTTTGCCGAAGTCTTTCGCTGATTTCTTAATCGCACACGCTGCTGAAAAAGTTGCTGCTGGAATGGAAACTTCTATTTGGAGAGGTGTTAACGCAACTGCTGGACAGTTCGCTGGAATCATGACACAATTAACTACTGATGCTTCTTTACCAGCGGCTCAAGAAATTGCGGGTACTACGGTTGACGCTACAAACGTTACTGCACAATTAGGTTCAATAATTGACGCTTTGCCAGCTGCTTTGTACGGTAAAGAAGATTTAACTTTGTATGTTTCTAATAACATTTATAGAGCTTACGTTCGTGCTTTAGGTGGCTTCGCTGCTTCAGGAGTAGGAGCTAACGGTTACGATAACAAAGGAAACAACCAAGTATTGAATGACTTGTATTTTGACGGTGTTAAAATATTCTTAGCTAACGGACTTGCTTCAAACACTGCGTTACTTTCTCAAACTTCAAACTTGTACTTTGCGACTGGTTTGATGAATGATATGAACGAAGTTAAAGTTATTGATATGGGAGATATCGACGGAAGTCAAAATGTACGCGTAGTAATGAGATTTACGGCAGACGCTAAATACGGTTTTGCTTCAGACGTAGTTACTTACGGAATCGTTAACTCGGCTAACTAAAAAACATAAACTATAATAAAGGGTGGTGCAATATACACCACCTTTTTTTTTGTTAAACTTTAAAAACTAAATAAAATGAGTTGTGATATAACAAACGGTCGAATAGAACAATGTAAAGATTCGGTTTCAGGATTGAAGGCGATTTACTTTATTAACTACGACGACTTAAACCCCGATAGCGTTACTTACGTTGGTTCAACGGATGAGATTAGCGACTGGACTCCAATTGCTGCTGGTGCTTTACAATTGTATAAATACGAATTAAAAGGTGCTAATAGTTTTGAAACTACAATTAATTCAAGCCGCGATAACGGTACTACGTTTTTTCAACAAACGCTTACTATTCAATTAAAAAGACAAGACGTTACAACGCATAAAAACGTTAAACTTTTGGCTTACGGACGTCCGAGAATTGTTGTAAGAACAATGACAGACCAATTCTTTTTAATGGGACTTACACAAGGTGCGGATGTTACTGCGGGAACTGTGTCGAGTGGTAGTGCCTTGGGTGACTTTAACGGTTATAATTTGACTTTTGAAGCCATGGAGGTAAGCCCAGCCAATTTCCTTGATGTTTCAACTGAAGCACAATTGAAAACTTTGTTTGAAGATGGCGCTGGAGTAGATGCACAAATAGTTACTGCTTAATTTCTTTCTTCTATATACTTGCGCAAAAGACACTTACTTCGGTAGGTGTTTTTTGTTTAAGCACAAAATCGTACTTTTGACGTTTATAATATATGATTATTCTAACTACTTCTACAAATGACCAAGACTTTGTGTTTATACCACGAAATAAAGTTTTTGATTATGTAGCTATTACGGACGATCAAACGAACGTAACAACTGAAATAACTGGTTACACTTACACACAAGGGGAATATTACGATACGTTTGAAGCTGAATTTAATTTAGTAGAAAATCATTTTTACGATTTGGTATTTATTAACGGTGCTACGGTAGTTTATAAAGATAGGATATTTTGCACTAATCAAAGTGTTTCGAGTTTTTCAGTAAACAAAAACCAATATACTGCTAATAGCACCACAAATGAATTTATAGTTTATGAGTAATATACACGTTTTAGAATTAAGTTCTTATACAACGCCAGTAATTCAAGAATCAAAACGCGACGCTTGGGTTGAGTTTGGCGAAGATAATAATTACTTTCAGTTTATCATTGATAGGTACGTTAATTCGACAACTAATTCAAGCGTAATAAACAATGTAAGTCGTTTAATTTACGGACGTGGTTTAAGTGCGTTAGATGCAAGTAAAAAGCCAAATGAGTACGCTCAAATGATGGCTTTATTTAATGCTGATTGTATTCGTAAAATTGTACTTGACAGAAAAATGTTCGGACAATTTGCAATGCAAGTACATTATTCACAAGATCACAAAAGAATTTTAAAGGCTTATCATATACCTGTGAATTTATTACGTGCTGAAAAGTGCAATAAAGACGGAGAAATAGAAGGTTATTATTATTCAGATAATTGGTTGGACGTTAAGAAATACGCTCCTAAAAGAATACCAGCTTTCGGATATTCAAATGAACAAATAGAGATACTTTATTCGAAGCCATATGCGGTAGGAATGAAATATTACGCTTTGCCTGATTACCAAGGTGGTTTACCGTATGCAAAGTTAGAAGAAGAAATTGCTGATTATTTAATTAACGAAGTTCAAAACGGTTTTTCGGGAACTAAAGTAGTAAACTTCAATAATGGGGTTCCTACTGAAGAACAACAAAGTATAATTAAAAGCAAGGTGTTAAGTCAGTTAACGGGTTCGAGGGGACAAAAAGTTATTGTAGCTTTTAACAACAACCAAGAAAGTAAAACAACGGTAGACGATTTACCGTTAAACGATGCGCCCGAGCATTACACTTACTTAAGTGAGGAATGCGTAAAGAAAATTATGTTAGCGCATAACGTTACTTCGCCGCTTCTTTTCGGTTTAGGTTCGGCAAATGGTTTTAGTTCAAATGCTGATGAATTAAAAAACGCTTCTATTTTGTTTGATAATATGGTAATTAAACCTATTCAAGACCAAATTATAGATGCCTTTGATAAAATTTTAGCCTTTAACAGTGTTTCTTTAAAATTATTCTTTAAAACGTTACAACCTTTGGAGTTCGTAGATTTAGAAAACGCACAAAACGAAGAACAAGTTGCTGAAGAAACGGGAACGGAATTAAGCAAAATAAACACGGAATTAGAAGAAATATTAAACGAAGTTGATGCAAACCAATTAGGCGAAGGCTGGGTAATGGTAGACGAACGAGAGGCTTCAGAAAATGACGAAGAATTAGATTTACAATTAATTAAAGCTGAATTAGATTTAGAGCCTAAAACAACACTTTTAAGCCGCTTAATTAACCTTGTTCAAACTGGTAACCCTCAACCCGATAAAAAGAGCGCACAAGACAAAAAAGTAGGAGATTTAAAATACTTTAAAGTTCGTTATAAATACACGGGAAATAAAGCACCCGACCGTGACTTTTGTAAAGCAATGATGTCAAAACAAGATAGGTTGTTTAGAAAAGAAGATATTGATGCAATGAGTAGAAGGGCGGTTAATCCGGGTTTTGGCGAAGGCGGTGCAAATACGTATGATATATTTCGTTTTAAAGGTGGTCCACGATGTCACCACAAATTTTCAAGGGTAACTTTTATGTTAGATTTAAACGCTATTGAAAAAGGTTATTCTGAAATAGGAACAAGAGCAGCAGAAATTAAAGGATATAAAGTAACGAACCCTTACGAAGTTTCAATATACCCTAATAATTTACCTTTAAAAGGGTTTAGCCCACGAAATAAAAATTTACCTTCAGACGTAATATAAAATGGCAGAAGCACTACTCATAACACGACAAGACGTTGTTAAATTCACTGCAATGAATGGCAACGTAGACACGGACAATTTTATTCAGTACGTCAAAATAGCACAAGACATTCATATTCAAAATTACTTAGGTACTGATTTACTTGAAAAATTAAAGTCCGAAATTATTTTAGCTTTTTCGGGAATACCGACAGCTATTACAATAAGCAACCAAGGAACGGGTTACACTACGGGAACTGCTATAAATACAACAAGTACAACGGGAACGGGCTTAAAGTTAAATATTACTGCGGCGGGTGGTTTAATTACTGCAGCTACAATTAACACGGCTGGCACTGGTTACACGGTAGGAAGTACGGCAACGGTAACAGGCGGCACAAATGGAGCGGTTACAATAAGTTCAATTTACACAATACCAACTGATTATAATAACCTTTTAGTTACGTATGTAAAGCCTATGCTTATACACTGGGCAATGGTTGAATATTTACCATTTGCAGCTTATACAATAGCGAATAAAGGGGTATACAAACATAATTCGGAAAACGCTACAAACGTTGAAAAGGTAGAAATTGATTTCTTAATAGAAAAAGAACGTTCAATAGCGCAGCATTACACTGAAAGATTTATTGATTATATAAGTTTTAACAACGATTTATTTCCTGAATACAATAGTAACTCAAACGGGGATATGTACCCCGACACAAATAATAACTATACTGGCTGGTATTTATGAAGAACTACAAACCAAAAGACGAAAACATAAAGAAATTATTAACCTATTTAAGTAAGCAAAATGGCAAACGTAAAGATAAGTCAATTAACAGCGAAAGGAAGTAATTTAGAAGCTTCAGATAGGCTGGCAATTGCACAAGACACGGGCGGCGGTACATTCGCAAGTAAGTATGTAACGGGTGCTGAAGTACGGAATAGAGCAAGAGCAACGCACACAAGCCAACACACGTTAGTTTTAAGTGATGCGAATAAGGTAGTTGAACTAAACTTTTCAGGTGGTAATAATTTAATAGTTCCTACGAATGCAAGTGTAGGTTTTCCGAGCGGTACAATAATAACTTTGGCACAATACGGGGCTGGACAAGTTACTATTATAGGAGATACGGGAGTAACTTTAAGAAGTAGTGGCGGTAAAAACAAAACAGCAGCGCAATATTCGGTTGCTACTTTATACAAAAGAGACACGAACGAATGGTATTTATACGGTGATTTAACTACTTAAAAATGGCAAATGCAAATGGATGGGGCGACGGTGCTTCAAATAATACAATAGGTTGGGGGCAAGGTGCAAATAATGCAATAGGCTGGGGTGATATTCACGCAGATAGTTGGGCGGGTGCTACTGATATTTCAGGCGCACCAACAACGGACCCAGATGCACAAGCATTCATTACAGCGGCTGCAATAACAAACCCAACACAACAAGCGGCTATTAATACTTTGGTAGTTGACTTGAAAGGATATTCAATTTGGACTAAGATGAAGGCTTTGTATCCTTTTGTAGGGGGTACTGCTTCAACGCACAAGTTTAACTTAAAAGACCCACGCGATTTAGATGCAGCATTTAGATTGGTATTTAATGGTGGTTGGACACATAGTTCAACAGGTGCAACTCCTAATGGAACTAATGGTTATGCAGATACGAAGTTAGTTGCACAAGGAATACTTGGTTTAAATTCAACAAGTGTTGGTGTTTATTCAAGAACTAATGTCGATATATCAGCTCCTTCTATTGGCAATGTTACTGGTGGATTAGGTAGTGAATGTTCATTATGGTTAAGAATTGGAAATAATACAGTAGCAAGAGTTAATGCACCTAATTATCCAAGTATATCAAATTTAGATTCAAAAGGATTTTTTATTGCAAATAGAATAATGTCTTCTGAAATAAAAGTTCAAATTAGAAACGTTCAATATACAGGAACTTTTAACACAAGTAATTCACTTTCTACAAATACCTTTAAAATAGGCGGTGTTTCTCCTGGCTATTTTGATACCAAAGAACTTGCATATGCATTTATTGGTGATGGTTTAACAGACCAAAACATGACTGACATGAACACAGTAGTACAAGCATTCCAAACAGATTTAAATAGAAACGTATGAAACTAACAGATTTAACAACAGAACAAAAGTTAACCTATGTCGGACTATTGACAGAGGTACAAAAAAACGAATTAGTAGGTCAATGGTATGCACCTGACTCTTATTTCAATCCTATAATTTTGTAAATTTGTATATGGCATACGTTTATAGACATATAAGATTAGATAAAAATGAACCGTTTTATATTGGTATAGGTTCTGATAAAGCAAGGTGTTACACTAAACAAACAAGAAATAAACATTGGCATTCTATTACAAAGCATACAGAATATAGAGTTGATATTATTTTTGATGATTTATCCGTTGAAGAGGCAAAAGAAAAAGAAAAAGAACTTATTGCATTATATGGTAAAAAATCAAATGGTGGTTTATTAGTTAACATAACTAATGGCGGAGATGGATGTTGGGGATTTAAGGCAACAGAAGAACAACTTGAAGCAAGGAGAAAAAGGATGACTGAAAGCAATCATTTTAAAGGTAAACAGCATACTCCTGAATCAAAAGAAAAAATGAGATTAGCTAAATTAGGAGTCAAAAGACCTAAAGAAGGCTACATTAAAAGAGCTGAAAAAATGAAAGACTATGTAGGTTTTAACCATTGGCATAGTGTACCTGTTTTAGATATGCAAACAGGCGTTTATTATGGTAGCGTTAAAGAAGCATCTATTTATGCTGATATGAATGTTACTACATTTATAAGAGCAATGAAAAAAGGAATTTTAAAATATCAAAGAGTATGAGTACAATATATGTAGGTTTATTAACCGTTGAACAGAAAGACCAACTTGTTGGACAGTGGTACGCTCCAGACAGTTTTTTTAACCCACTGGAAGACCTAAATGATAACTGGGTTATATCAGTAGAAGAAATGGAGCAATGTGTAAATCCTGATTATCTTTGGGTTAAAGACCTTGAGTTGATTCCTTACGAACCTAAACCAACACCCCCACCCTTTGAAAATTAATTATGAAAATGATACCAGTTACACAATTTATTGAAGTGATAAAAAAACAAGGCGCGGTCGGAGTACTTGCGTTATGGTTAGCTTATACGCATTTTGAAGTGCAAGACGTTAAAGCACGTTTGTACAACTGTTTAGATAAAAACGAATATTACAATAGAAAACCTATTGAAGAAAAACAACCACCTTTACCAAGTGTAAAAAATGATACGGTTGCGGTAGTTGAAAATAAAAATCGTAAATTAGCGAAAAAATAATTTATGACAAACGTAAAGAATTACACGGATAAACAACTTTTAGACAAGGCAAAGGGTTTACCTACGTTTAAAAGTATTCCAGCTGGTATATGGCTTTTATTTGTACGTTCAAACGAAGATGCTAATAATGTTTTTGACGATAAAGTGTATATCTTTAAAAGCGAAGTCTTTCAGTTTGTTACTTCATGCACAACAAACAAAGGAAACAAAGGAACGGCTGTAATGGAGTTTGATCGTTGGAATTATGACTCACACGCTTACGGACTTCACAGAGGCAAAATGGAAGCACTTAGACAAATAAAAGGTGTTCCATATCGTAGAGACTTTACAAACGACCTTAAAACGAATCCCACTACTGAAATAAAAACGAATAATATTTTCATGAATATTCACGGTGCAACTTATAATAAAGGCAGTCAACAGGTAGCTACTCAAATTGGTGGTTGGTCTGAAGGGTGTTTAGTATTAAATAATAATACAGATTACGAAAGAATGGTAAAACTTGCAAAAGATTACCCAAGTATTTCAACTTGTTTAATAAACGAATTTTAAAAATGGCAAAGAAAAAAATTACAATTGACACGGATAATTTAGACGTGAATTTAGAAAAAGACGGAACGAGCTTAAAAGTAGATATTGACACAAAGAACGTAGATATTAAAATAGTACGTGACGAAATAAACAAAGAATTTAATTTAGATTCTAAAAACATTGATATAGATATTAAAAAGACGCCCGACGGTGTCGAGGTGAAAGTCGATGCCCAAGGCGCACTTTGGAAGGCAATTGCTAAAAGAATAGTAAAATTTATTTTAAGACGTTTCAAAGTAGGAAAATAATTTTTTATATTTGTACGCATTTCATACGATGCTTTGTTTAATTTATGATTGACCCCTATTTCGGTAGGGGTTTTTT